CCGAAACGAATTCAGCGACTTCTGAGGAGTACCACATGGCACTGATCGTTGAAGACGGAACCGGCAAACCCAATGCCGAGAGTTACATCAGCGAAGATGACGCCACCGCATACCATGAGAGGCGCGGCAATGCCGATGCGTGGGATGCCATCGACAACAAGGAGGCCGCCCTCATCAATGCCACCGAATTCATGGGTCAAAAATACCGCATGATCTGGGCTGGGGTGAGGGCCAAGGTGGATCAGGCCCTCGACTGGCCCCGATACGACGTCCCTCGTGTTGACGGCCCTGGTGGCTACGGGGCGTACCCCGACTACTACTCGTTCACGGAGGTACCTGTTGAGGTCGGGCGGGCCTGTGCCGAGCTGGCGCTGCGAACGGCCGATGGGCCTCTCATGGTTGACCTGGACCGAGCAATCCAGACCGAGACGATCGGACCCTTGAGCACCACCTACTTCAGTGCAGACGGGCAGCAGAAGAGGTTCTCGGCAGTTGACTCGATTCTTGCCCCTCTCATTGGGGCGAAGGCCTATTCACTGAGGGTGACCAGAGCATGACAGACTATGCAGCCAAGGCGGTGAGCGCGTCGAAGCTGATTCGCTCCAAGGGTCAGGCCATGCAGATCGAGTTCGGTGCGATCTCTGGCTATGGCAGTGGCACTCCGGACGTTCCTGGGTCTGCCAGCAAGAGGCCGTGGGGTGTGGTGACCGAGTACTCGCTCCGAGACATCGATGGCACCCAGATCCGAGTCGGTGACAAGCGGGTGATCCTGGAGGCCCTGAATGGCATGCCCACGCCGCAAACGAAAGACAGCCTGATCATTGAGGGCGTATCTCACTCCATCGTGAATGTGCGTCCGCTGTCGCCTGCTGGTGTGGTTGTGATCTATGAGTTGCAGGCCAGATCGGGGGCGTGATGGCGCAGTGGAGCATCCCCTTTGATGTGCTTGCCAAGAAGATCGAAAAGCGCATGGAAGATGTTGTGGTCATGTCGACCATCTACGTCTTCGGGCGGGTGATCCTGCGCTCTCCGGTTGATACCGGACGCTTTCGTGCCAACTGGGTCTGCACCAAGAACTACATCGCTGAAGGCTACACCAGAGAAAAGACCGACAAGAGTGGCAGCAGCACTGTAGACGTGATGGCCGCCAACGTCACGAGATTCGGCATGGGCGGGATCGTTTACCTCACCAACTCCCTGCCCTACGCCATGGCGCTGGAGTACGGCGGGTACCCCAATCCACCCAAGAGGGGGAGCTGGAAACGCGGCGAGGATGGGTACGCGATTCACGTCAGCGGCGGATACTCCATGCAGGCACCGAATGGCATGGTGCGGATCACGGCCCGTGAGTTCGATGCGGCCGTGCGAGAAAGAATCAGGAGCTTGTCATGAGTCACCAGAAGGCCAGAGATCTGCTGCGCATTCGCCTGAACTCGATTGCGAGTCCGCTCGACACCGCCTGGGAGAATGTTCCCTTCACGCCAGCGACGGCACCCTGGCAGCAGGTCGACATGCTTTGGGCTCAGACCGAAAACCCAACGATGGGGGATTCGTTCCGCCGGCAGAACGGCATCATGCAGGTCGGCTTGTTCTACCCGAGCAATGCTGGACCCGATCCAGCCGCCCACAAGGCTGACGCCATCATCGCGTGGTTCCCTCGCGGTCGCACCATGTTCGATGGCACGCTGCGTGTGCTGATCGATAGAACCCCCTACATCGGCCCGGCGAGGCAGGAGGGGAGCTGGTATTTTGTGCCAGTCTCCGTGCCCTTTGTCGTGGACGTTTACTGATCACGAGGCGTACACTGCCTCAGGCGTTGACCAGCGGGGCTGGCGACAGATTCGGGCTAAGCCCAACCGTTACAGGAGAGCATCATGGCTGTTTCATCCGGCGTAGCAAAACTCGTCGTCATCAAGAAGGAATCGGCTTGGGGCGCGGAGGGCGCATCAATCACGGCGCGAACCGGTGCGCAGTACCTTCGGCGAGTCAAGAGCGACATCTCGCTCGTGAAGGACACCTACGAATCCAACGAGATTCGCAGCGACTTCCAGGTGGCCGACTTCAGGCACGGAGTTCGCCGGGCCGAGGGCTCGATCGAGGGCGAATTGTCTCCTGAGACGTACAAGTTGCTGTTCGCAGCACTGACCCGCAAGGCGTTTGCCGCTGGTGGGTCCGGAAGCGGCAAGGCCATCACGATTGCCAGCGGAACTGGCGCACTGAAGACCCTCACATCCACCAACTGGGTGTCAGAAGGGTTCAGGGTTGGCGATGTGATTCGCATCACGGCGGCCTCCTCCGGCTCCACGGACCAGCTCAACGTGAACCTGTTGATCGTGTCGCTCACGGCCACGGTCGCAACTGTGTTGCCCCTGAACGGCATCTCGATCGCCAACGCGTCACTGGCGGGGGCTGCCGCGTCGACCACTGGCTGGAAAACCTTTGTGCCCGCGTCGATTCACACGGACGACTCATTCAACATTGAACACTACCACTCTGACATCGCCGTCAGCGAGCTGTTCAGCGGGATGAAGATCGTTTCTTGCGATATCGATCTTCCGCCAACCGGCATGTCAACGATCAAGTTCGGGTTCATGGGCAAGGATCTGCTTGACACCACGGCTCGGCGAAACGCAGTCGACCAAGCAACTGCCTACTTCACCCCGGTGACGGCGGCTCCAACCACCAGCGTGGTCGGCGCGGTGAGTGGTGCCATGAGCGTCGCGGGCGTGCCTGTGGCCCTCCTGACGGGCCTGAGCATCAAGATCGAAACCGGGATGAGTGCGGAGCCTGTTGTTGGCTCCAACGTCTATCCGGACATTGTTGAAGGCCGAGTGCGTGTCAGCGGTCAGGCCACCGTGATGTTCGAGTCGATCACGATGCGTGACTACTTCGCAGCGGAAACCGAGGTGGAGATCTGCACCGCATTTGCGGCAGGCTCGGTCGGAAACTCCGAAGTGATCGCCATCCATCTTCCCCGAGTCAAATTCGGGGGTGCCAGCAAGGATGACGGCGAAAAGACGCTGATCATGACCATGCCTTTCACGGCCCTCCTGGGCACGGGCACGGGCTCGGGCGGCGTGGCGAACAACTCGGACGCGACCACGATCGGCTTTCAAGACTCGCGGGTGACTTCGTAATGAAGCTCTCAAAATTCAACACCACCAAGCGGTCCAATTCCGGTGTCGAGCTGGAGCTAAATGTGCTCGGGAGCGGCGAAAAATCAGGAGTGTTCATCACCCTTCAGGGTCGAGATGGAACCGTGTTCCGAACGATCCGCGAGGAGAGGTCAAAGGCCATGGTAGAGAGGGTGTCGACGGGGAGGGGTGACCCGACCCCCGACGAACAGGACGCCATGGTCTGCGACACGCTTGCCAAGCTGACGCTTGGGTGGCGGAACATTCAGGAAGAGGATGGAAGCGAGGTGGCCTTCACGAAGGAGAAGGCGTATCAAATCTACCTTGACCACCCGGCGATTCGAGAGCAGGCGAACCAGTTCATCTCTGAGCGGGCAAATTTCGCGCTGGCTTGACGCGCAAGCTCCTGGAGTACGCCAAGAACGAGATCGAGTTGCAGCTACCAGAGGGGGACGGCTCTCCTCTGAGGGCTCACCTAGAAACTCGGGAGAGGGTATCCAGGCGTCAAGACCCGCGCCTGCACGCCGAGCGTCCAGCGATGGCCCACATCTGGGACTGGTTCGTGGAGCTTTCCTCGTGCCGGGGCGGCCTTGTTCCATTGAGCTACTCGGAGATCAGAGCGTGGTCCGTTCTTACGGATGTCTCGCGCCTGCTCGGCCCAGAGGAGGTCGGCCTCATCAAGGCCATGGATTCCATGTTTCTGTCTGCCGCGAGGAAGAATAAATGGCTATCGACCTGACCACCCTTGGGATTGCGACCGACACCACCGGGATGAAGCCCGGCATCGAGGATGTCAAGAAGCTGAAGGATGAGGCAGCGAAGGCCGCAAAAGCAGCCACAGAACTCGAAAAGTCGATGGTCGCCGCCACCGCAAAGGCTGTCGCTTTCGGGGCCGGCATCGCAGGCGTGGTCGTGGGGGTGGGCTATGCGGTAGCTCAATTTGTGAAGCTCGGACTGAGCATCTCGAAGTACCAGGATCTGGCAGATCAAACCCAGTCGGATCCCGCTGGTCTGGCTGCCCTACAGGTCACCGCAGACGTGGCCGGCGTCTCGATTGACAACATCGCCATGGCAATGGGGCGTCTGAACGTCAGGCTCGCAAAGGCCAACCCCGAGACGGGACAACTGACGGCAGTCATCAAGGGCTTGGGGCTCAGCTTCGCTGAATTGCAGAAGATGACCCCGGAGGAGAAGTACAGGGCCATCGCTGTTGCGCTCAACGGATTCGCCGACGGTGCCACCAAGGCTGCCTATGCCCAGATCCTGTTTGGCCTCAATGGAACCATGCAGCTCCGCGTGATGAAGGAATTGGCGCAGCAGACGGGATCCAACAACATCCTCACAAACGAACAGATCAAACTTGCCGACGATACGGTGGACGCGCTTGTTCGAACAAAAAGCGAGGTTCGCCAATTCGCCCAGGCCTTTGCGGCAAACGTCAACCCGGCCGTCAACGCTGCCACAAAAGCCCTGACCAGTCTTATTGGCGAGCTGATGGGAACGGGCAGCGAGGCGACTCGTTTGGCGAAAAACAAAGGGATGCGCGACTGGGCCTTTGACGCCGTAGATTCGTTGGCGACTGTTCTTGAAACCATGTCCATGGTTGGACAGGGCCTCATGGGCATTGGTGCTGCGGTGGGATGGATCGCAGGAAAGGCAGCAGTGCAGACGCAGCGCAATGCGATCCTGCATGAGCAGAACGAACAGCAGGGCCCGATCACCAAAGAGCAAAGGGAACTGACCAAGCAGCGTCTTGCTGACCTGGACGAGTTCAGTAAAGGGGTCACTGAAGACTTCAACAAGCGTCTTGCAGAGATCATGAAGGGAGGCGAACGCGCCAAGAGGTTGCGTGAAGAAAACAAGAAGGCAAGAGACGCCGCCCAACTGTCTGACATGTACGAAGGTCTGGAGGGTCGCAGAAGCGAGGGTGGTGTTGTCGATCCTCGCAGGGGGCTCGCCCCGGTTACCCCAGAGGGTGACAAGAAGGGCAAGGTAGCACGTGAAACCGTGTCGGCATATGACTTGCTGATGCGGTCGATGGACCGCAAGTATGAGAAGGAACTTCGCAGCGCAGCGATGGGGCGGGAGCTGACCACGGTCGAAAAAATGACCCTTGAGGTCGAAGAGCAAATGACAGCGGCACGACAGCGTGCTGCGGCGCGGAAGGAGAAAGACCCGTATACCGACCAGGAAGTGCAGGCCGCTTACTACAAGATCCAGGCCATGGCGGAGGCCGCAGATGCCAATGATTTCCGGCAGGCATCAACAAAGGCTGAGGAGCGAGAGGCGGCTTCGGCCATGAAGAGTGCTGAGGCGTACACCGAAAAAGCTCAGGCGTACGAGAAGTCCCTGAACGTCATGGGGCTCACGAGGGACGGGATTGAGCAGATGGAGGCGACCACCCTGCGAGCGGTGGCGGCATTCATTCTTGAGAAGGTCGCCATTCAGGAGATGATGGGCCCGCTCACCGAGGCCGGAGAGGTGCGGGCGAAGGCCATGAGGGCGCAGGCCGCATCCATGCTGGGTGCCGCATCAGCCGCAGAGAAGCTCAGCGTTGCCCAGAGTCAGAGCGTAGATTCCGCCGAGGTTTCCAAGCGGCTTGCGAATCT